CGAGGAGTTCGGCACTCCCAATGCCCGGTCCAATGTTCAGGAGGTCACCGCATGACCGTCACAGTCCGCCCGATGCCCTCCGAGGTCCGCTACGTCGAGGGCGTCCAGATCCGCAGCGTCGAGTCCGAGGGGCGCTACCTCGATCTCGTGGTCACCAACTACAACCAGTGGAATGACGTCGGTCCGTTCGAGGAGCGCATGCTGCCGGGTGTCTTCGACGGGAGCTTGAGCCGACACGCCGAGAACATCAAGCTGGTGCTCGGGCACGACGACAGCGTCCCCGGGGTCGCCACCCCGGTGGAGTGGCGCAAGGCTGACGACCACCTCGCGGTCACCTACAAGTTCGGCTCCCACGAGCAGGCTCGGGCCACGGCGCAGATGGCCGAGGAGGGCATGTTCGGTGGCTGCTCCGTCTCCTTCCTCCCGGGCAAGAAGCCTGGCGACAGCGTCTGGGAGCGGACGGACACGGGCGCCCGGGTGACCCGCAAGCAGGCCCGTCTGCTCCATGTCGGGCTGGTCACGGTTCCGGCTGATGCCGACGCTCGGCTGGTGGCGATGCGTTCGCTGGGGGTCCCGGATGACGTGCTCGTCCGGACCCCGCGCCTCGACTCCGCCCGCGAGATCCTCGCCCGCCTGCAGGCTTCCCGGATCCAGCTCCCCTGATGTGCCGCACCGTCGTGTGCAAGGCGTGCGGGCTCATCACCTGGTCCGGGTGCGGACGGCATGTGTCCCAGGTCCTCCGAGGGATCCCACCGGAGAAGCTCTGCACTTGCGAGTAGATGCTTGTCATCCTCGTCACGGACCCCTACGCTGGAGCACAGCACAGGGACGCATGGCCCTCCGGCTCGCAACCAGCGGACGTCATGCCACGCCGGTAGTCGCCCGAGAGGGACACACGCCGGTCCTGCGGGCGAGAGCCCTACCTGGCGCAACTAGACCTTCTACGTCTTGTCGCGCTCAAGGAGGGGCGCACATCATGACGAATGCAACCCTTGTCCGCCTCTCCGAGGAGAGGTCCGCTCAGGAAGCCTTCATCGCCGACCTGCTGGCTGCGGCTGAGGCCGAGTCCCGCGACCTGGTCGAGACCGAGCTGCGCAACGTGCAGTCCGCCGAGGCCCGCATGGCCGAGATCGACGCCCAGATGGCCCCGCTCGTGGCCTTCGAGCAGCGCCGCGCCGCCGCCGCGCAGATCCCCGCCGTGTCGGCGTCCGCCCGGCAGACCTCGTCCGTGCAGGTCACCGAGCACCGCTCGCTGGGCCAGATCTACACCGAGTCCGAGGAGTTCCGGTCCTACAGCGGCCGTGGCACCTCCGGTGTGGTCCGCGTCCCCGAGTTCCGCGCCGTCGGCCCGGATCCGCTGCTGACCACCACGGCACCGGGCAACGCCCTGGTCCCGGAGGCGCAGCGCGTCATGCAGACCCCGCGCCGGATCCAGCACCCGCTGCTCTCCCTCGTGGGGCGCGTCGAGGTGTCGGGCAACTCGGTCTCCTTCGTCACCACCTCGGACGCCTCGGGCGCTGACGTGGTCGCCGAGGGTTCGGCCAAGCCCCCGGTCGCCTGGACCGCAGCGGAGACGCCGTACAACTTGGAGGTCGTGGCCGGTTGGTTCAAGTACAGCCGCCAGGCCCTCTCCGACATCCCGCAGCTCCGGTCGCTGATCGACCAGAAGATCCGCCGGGCCATCGACATCAAGCTCAACGCGCTCGCCACCACGGCGCTGACCACCGGCCTGTCGGCTGGCAGCACCGTCACCGGCGCGGCTGGCGAGGGCCTGGCCGTCGTGGTCCGCAACGCGATCGCCGAGCTCGAGGAGTACGGGGTCGCCTCGTCCGCCGTCCTGGTGAACCCGGCCGACCATGCCGCGTTCGACATCGAGATGCTCGGCAAGCCGCTCGGCGCCGCGCAGATCAATGGCGGCATGTGGAACGTCCCGATCGTGGGCGTCTCGGGCGTGGCCGCTGGCACCGCCTACATCGGCGACATCGCCGAGGGCCTCGTGTACTTCGAGCGCACCGGGCTCGAGATGTACACCACCGACAGCGACGTGAGTGGCGAGGGCTCGACCGCGAAGTCCGACTTCCGGGCGAACATCCTCACCACGCTCGGCGAGGTGCGCGGCAAGTTCGCGGTCGTCGACCAGTCCGTCCTCCGCAAGGTGGTCCTGACCCCCTGACGGTGGCCCCGGCACCGGCTCCGGCTCCGGCTCCCCCGCCTAGTGGGGCGTCGGGCCGGGCCGGGTCCACACCCAAGAAGCCGAGCTCGACCAAGTAGCGGGAAGGAGGGAACCGGAGTGATCGCCAACGAGCCAACATTGGACGAGGTCAAGGAATGGCTGCGTCTGGATGACGGCATCGACGACGTTGCGCTGTCCGAGGGCCTGCAGGCTGCGGTTGCGTACCAGAGGCGGTCGCTCCGGTTCCCCTCCGATCCGCTGCGGGGCGGGGTCTACTACCCGGACGACCTGCGGTTGGCCTGCTTCATGCGGACCGCACGCTGGCTCGCTCGCCGGTCCAGCCCCGAGGGCCTGGTCGGCTTCGGGGACTTCGGACCGGCTCAGGTTCCGTACACCGACAGGGATGTGCAGTCCCTGGAGGCCAACTTCCGCCCTCCGGTGGTCGCATGAACGTCCCCGGATCCGACATCGCCATGGCGCTCGCAGAGCACCTCTCGGCGATCCCTGAGGTTCGGGTCCATGCGTACATGCCGGACAACTTCAAGCCACCCGGGATCGTGGTGCACCAGCCGAGCATCAACTGGGCGACCTCGAACCGGACCTTCTGCACCCGGGAGTTCACCTTCCCGGTGTCAATCGTGGTGGCCCGCACGCATGACCGTTCCGCCCAGGCAGAGCTTGACCGCATCCTCACCGCGATCGAGGCCCGCATGGACGAATCCACCGACTCCGAGCTCTTGGGGCAGATGCGCCTCATGTCGGCGACCCCGGAGAACTTCTCAGTGTCCGGGGTGGACCTCCCCGGCTATTCAGTAACCGTGGAGGTCATCGCATGACCCTCCAAACCAGCGTCGGGCGTTCGTCCGCCGTGACTACTCGAACGAATAGGAGGCCATGACGTGGCCACTCTCATCAAGAAGCTAACCCTGCGACTCGGCGATGCTCAGTTCGAGTGCCAGCTCGATCAGGCCGAGCTGGTCGACGAGCCCACCACGGAGGACATCGAGACCTTCTGCGGGACCGAGACCTTCGCCACCCCCAACTACAAGCTCAACCTGGGCGGCTTCCAGGACTGGGTGATGGTCGACAGCATCTGCGACATCATCCACCAGGCGTACGTCTCGGACCCGGTGGGGGAGCTGGACTTCGAGGTCGCCGTGGGCGAGAACGGTGCTGGCGGTGCCACCGCGAAGTACCGCTCGGGCAAGTGCAAGCCGACCCAGGACCTGGCCTTCGGTGGCACGGCGGGATCCCCGCTCAAGTTCACCGTCACGCTGGACGTGATCGGCAAGCCCGCCGAGACCGCTCTCGCTGCCGCCCCCTGATGGCGGGTAGTGGGCTCTCACGCGTCGTCGCTATCGCCCAGGCGCTCCCCGAGGAGCTGCAGAAGGCGGAGCTGCGAGGCGTGCGGAGGTCAGCGCTGGTTGTCACCCGGGGCATTCGGGCCGAGATCCGGACTGCCTCGGGTGGCAACAATCGGTTGTCCGGTGTCGGACGCCGTGGGGCGAGGGTCGGTGCGAGGTACGACGTCAACACCGGTCCCAACCCGTCAGCGCTCATCAGTGCCAAGGGCCCACTGCACCTGCTGGAACACCCAACCCGTCCTCACAACATTGCCCCGAAGCGCAAGAAGGCACTGCGGTTCGCCAATGGGGTAGTGCGTGGATCGGCCGATCACCCCGGTACTCAGCCCAGCCGCCCGTTCGAGCGGGGCTACCTGGCCACCCGGGGCGAGACCGGTGTGATCTTCGACCGTGAGATTCAGAACGCTATCCGAAAGGCACTGCGGTGAGTTGGCTCATCAAGTTCGGCGGGGTCGAGCTCGACTCTGACGACTTCACCATTGAGGAGCTCGGCGAGGTCGAGAAGGTCAGTGGTGTCCCATGGAGTCTCGCCAACCCACTCCGGGAGATCAGCGTGGCCAAGGCGTTCCTCGCCGTGGTGCTGCTCCGCACGGGGACCTCCGAGAGGGACCTCATGAAGGAGCTGGAGGCGCTCACCCTCGGGAAGATCAAGCGGTCGTTCGAGTGGGTTGACGATGGGTCAGATCAGGAGGGTGAGGAGGAGCCGGACCCTTCGGACCAGCCCCCAAGCCAGACTTCCCCACCCTCCTCGCCTGGGGAGCCCGGAAAGGCTGGCTCCCAAGCGACATGAGGAAGCAGCGCGTCGGTGACGTGCTGATGATCCTGCGAGTAGAGGCCGAGGCCAGAAGGGAGGAGTGAGGTGGCGATCTTCTCTGAGCAGATCAAGCTGCTGCTGACTGCCAGTGCGAACGGTGCGATCACACCCCTCAAGGACCTCGAAGGTCAGGCCAGGAAGACCAACGTTGCCGTTGACAACCTCTCGAAGGTCAACCTCTCGTCCATTGGTAAGGGAGTGGTGGCTGGGGCTGCTGCTCTCGTCGGCACGAACCTCGTTGGGTATCTCAATGAGACCGTCACGGCCTACGTTGACGCTGCTGAGGCAGCGAATCAGCTGTCCAAGGCAACCAACGCCTCGGTGGAGGATGCGAGCCGGTTCGCAGCGGTAGCACAGGGCTACGGCTTGGACATGATGGACCTGACCGAGATCTTCTCGGACTTCCAGCAGGCGGCCACCAAGAGTGGTGATGAGCTGGAGAAGTTGGGCGTCTCCCTGGTCAAGGGTGCGAATGGGACGACCGACTGGACCAGAACGGTCACCAACTTCCTGACTGCGATGCAGGGCATCACCGATGCCACCGAGCGCAACCGGCTGATGTTCAAGTACTTCGGTGAGGAGGGCGCCAAGCAGCTGATGTCGCTGGTCAACAGCGGCATGTCGGTCAAGGACGCCCTCAATGCGATCGGCAACGCCCGTGTCATGAAGTCGGGCGACATCAAGGGCGTCGCTGAATACCGCAGGGCGATGCTCGACCTTGACAACGCGGTGGAAGTGTTCAGGACCAACATCGCCCGGGACCTCGTGCCGACGATCACCAAGTCGGTCCAGGTCCTCACTGGCTTTGTCAACGCCGTCTCGGAGGTCCCACCCTCCGTCACCAAGGCTGGTCTGGCCATTGGTGCATTCGTGGTCGCCTCGAAGGGGCTGTCTGCGCTGGGTATTGGTGCCGGGCTCAAGAAGTTGGCTTCTGATTGGGCGGAGATGTCCGCCAACGTTGGCAAGGCCGGGGCTGCTCAGGCCGCCTCCCTTGGAATCATGCAGAAGACGTCAGCGGCTCTCCGTTCTCCGACTGGTGCGGCTATCAGTCTGGCGATCAGCTTCACACTGGCTTCCGAGGCGGTGTCCAGCTACAACGACCAGATCAAGCTCGCGGCAGAGAACACCAAGATCATGACGACTGAGCAGGCCACTCAGGCTTATGACCAGTTGAGCCTGTGGGAGAAGTTGGGCGACGCGATCAAGGACGTGTTCTCGTGGGAGGGGATCAAGGAGACCTTCTCGTGGGGAGGTCCGAGCAAGGGCGACATCGTCGAGGACTTCCAGAAGGACGTGGAAGCAGCCAAGAAGGCCCAGCGGGATATGGCTGCGACGCAAGGTGCGTCGACCTTGGCGGCATTCGAGCAGAAGGACGCACAGAAGGCCCTCAACGACGCGCTCGCCGATGGGGCCAACTTCCAAGGTGATCTTGCTGATGTGGTCAACAAGGCTGGGCAGGCCCAGTACAGGCAGAACCAGGTCACCAAGCAGGCCAAGGAACTGATGGATGCCTATGCGGCGGCCTCGTGGGATGCGGTCAACGCAACATTGGCCCAGATCGACAAGAACTACGCCCAGAACCGGGCAGTGCGCGAGTACCACAAGCAGGTTGAGGAGACCAACAAGATCCTCCGGGACAGCAAGAAGTCGCAGGAGGACAAGAACCAGGCCCTCGATGACCTGGGCATCTCGGCCCTGAACGCGGCCAACGCGCTGGTCGAGCTGAAGTCGCAGGAGGCACTGCTCGCTGGGACGACCCTCTCGGCCAAGGAGAAGAACGACATCCTGATCGCCTCCCTCAAGGAGCGGAAGCGGGAGGCGTCCACCAAGCCCGAGCGGGACGAGATTGACGCGCTCATCAAGAAGCTCCAGACCGCCCAGGTCACGGCTGGGGAGACCTACATCGAGCTCGGTGGGATCAAGTTCAAGGAGGGCACCACCGAGCAGCAGGTCAACATCCTCAAGCAGCAGATCGCGCAAGCCGCTGCCACTGGCAATGTTGGCCTCGCCACCAGCCTCCAGGCGGAGTTGGACGCCCTCAAGGTTCCCGACCTGCCGATGAAGGTCACGCTGGTCGGCTCGGATGGCAAGACCCCGCTGGCTGGCGAGCAGTCGGTCGTGATCAACACGACCACCCCGGGGGCAGAGGCGGCGGCCGCCACCCTGACCGGTCTGGTCAACCCGGCTCAGCCCTACGAGGCGAAGATCAACACCAAGGTCTACGGCTGGTTCGCCGCCGAGGCCATCCTTGCGGGCCTCGCCAAGGACCGGTACTCGACCATCTGGGTGACCACCAAGCAGACTGGTGGCGCCGAGAGCACGCCCACCGAGGTCCCCGGGCAGGGCGCGGGCAGGGCGCTCAACTACGCGATGTCGGCCTCCGACACCGGCTTCGGGCGGTACGCGGCGGGTGAGAACGGGGCGTCCTACAAGGTGCGCAACGGCTCGCTGACCATGTCCCCGCGCAAGGACTCCACCTCCGTCAACGTGTACCTGGACGGCCGTCAGATCGCGTCCTACCTGGAGCCTGCGGTTCGGGGCGGGAAGAGGAGCGCATGACCATCTCCGTCGTCGCCCAGAACGACTCGTCCTGGACCGCTGACCTCCAGATCACCGGCCTCAACCCGTCGGCCAAGTACGACCTGGTCCGCGTCATCGCGGGGGTCCCCGACACCGAGCGCAAGTACAGCGTGGTGGGTTGGCGCCGGGACTGGCAGCCCGCTTCCGGGTCGGTGTTCATCCGGGACTACCAGGCCCCGCTGCGCCCGTACCAGATCGCCCTGTACGACTCCTCGCAGCAGACCCCGGTGGATTGGCTGTTCCAGACCGGTCCGTACGCAGGCCCGGCCCCGGTGCAGGTGTCCCCGCTGATCACCATCCAGAGGGACTCCGAGTGCGGGGCCATCCTCCGGTCGGCCATTCAGCCCGAGTTCTACGTACGGGCCCGCATCTCTGGTTCGGGGAACGTGCAGTACCCGGCCCGCGCTGCCGAGCACGCCATCATTGGGGCCAAGTACCCGGTGTTCGTGGTGGACCGCCGGGAGGGGCGTCGCACCAACAACCTGACGTTCTACACCAGGGACGCGCAGGAGTCCGAGTTCATGCGCCAGCTCCTGCTGCCGGACACCGGGCGCATCTACCCGCTGTGGCTGCGCACCGCCGATGATGACGCGGTCCTGTTCGGGGACATGTACTTCATGCCGCTGGACATCGAGGTGGAGCCGGTGGCCAAGCTGAACCCGCAGCGCAAGTTCTGGCGCCTCTCGGTGGTCGAGATCGACCCGCGCAGCATCCTGCCCAGGAACTACCCGGACGCCGCCGATCGCAGCTCGCTGCCGAACGCCAACTTCACCTGGACCCCGCGCACCAGCACGGCCAACCCGCACCGCATCGAGTTCACCGACACCTCCACCGGCACGTACACCGAGCGCAAGTGGAACTTCGCCCTCGGCACCTCCAAGTACGGCACCGGTACCCAGCCAGTCGAGGTGGTGGACTACTCGAAGAAGGGCGCCCGGTACACCGTGCGGCTGACGGTGAAGGGCATCGGGGGCACGGACTCGGTCGAGAAGAAGATCGTGGTGCCCTGATGAGAGAATGGTCCTGCAACAAGAGTGCCCGCCCGGTGCGTCAACACCGAGCGGGCTGCCAGACACCTACTGCGAATAGGAGCCTGACATGGCTGACCGTACCTGCTCCGTCAAGGAGTGCGACCGCCCAGCCAAGCGAGGCCGCGCGGGGATGTGCGAAGGGCACTACTCGCGGGTCCGAGATTGGGGCGACCCCCGTGGTCATGTCCCTCTCCGCAGGCGCGAGCCGAACCCTTCTCAGTGCGTCATGGACGACTGCGAACGGAGCCCCATCGCGCGGGGACTCTGCCCGATGCACTACCACCGCTGGGAGCGGCTCGGAGATCCGTCCGTCACGCTGCACGCCGATCAGCGGTCCTACTCGGCGATGCACATGTGGATTAGATCTCAGCGCGGACAGGCACGCGATCACCAGTGTGTTGACTGCTCTGCCCCAGCTGATGACTGGTCCTACGACCATGCCGACCCCGACGAGGTATTCGACGAGCGAGGATTCACATACTCACGGAAGGTCGAACATTACGCACCGCGCTGCAAGCCTTGCCACCGGAGGTTTGATCGCGGGAGGTGACTCCTGATGCAAGGGGTGATGTCCGCGGAGGAGATCGCGCGGTGCAATGAGAGTCATACACGCGAGTTCAGGCTCAGGTCCTATCGGTGGCTGCCCAACATCGGCGGTGAGAAGGGCTACTCCGAGCCGCTCGGCCTGATCCTCCCCGGTGGGCGGACCATCTACGACATCCCCATCGAGTCGGGCACCCTGACGCTGGACAGCACCGCTGAGCACAGCCGCACGCTGAACGTTGTGGTTCCCGGCGAGGAGTGGATCCCCACGTCGGCGATGTCACCTCTGGCGCCGTTCGGGCAGTTCCTGTCGCTGCACGTCCGGCTGGACACACCGGATGGTGACTGGTTCCCGTGGCGGAAGCTGGGCGAGTTCCCAATCATCAGCAACACCATCGACCGCCCATCGGGCACGATCACCGTCGAGGCCAAGGACTGGAGCCACCGGGTCAACGAGTACGGCTTCGAGACCATCTACACCTGCCCCAAGCACACCTCGGTCGCCCAGGACATCAAGCAGATCGTGGACCAGGCGCTGCCCCACCGGGTGTACACCACCAAGTCGTCCGCAGTCGCCGAGACCGCGTACTACAACGCCAAGAAGACCAGCACCTTCGGCCAGGGCCGGTGGGAGTTCATCCGAGACATCGCGTCCAGCAACGGGCTGGAGGCACTGTTCGACCGGTACGGCGACCTCATCATTCGGGACGCGGTGGTGGACGTCGAGGGCTACATGACCGGCATCCCGGACCACATCCTCGGCTCGTTCAGCCACCCGGTGGGCACCCTCGACGAGGACGATGGCGGCAACATCTCGGCGCTGCGCCCGATGACCACCCGCGAGAACGCCGCCAACCTCGTGGTCATGGCCATCAAGCCCACGTCCAAGGCCAAGAACGGCAAGGCCGCGCAGACCATGTACCGCCAGATCGGCATCCCGAAGGGTGACGCGATGCCGACTGACACGTTCGGGCGCATCACCCAGGCCATCGAGGACGAGGTCAAGAAGCTCGACCAGCCGACCATCAACCGGAAGTACACCAAGGCCCGGCACATCCTGTCCCGCCGTGGTGGCGTGATGCGTCAACTGGAGATTGACGCACTGCCGCAGTGGTACTTCGACCTGGACGACCGCATCAACGTCCGGTGGCGCAAGCGGATGCCCAACTTCACCGAGGTGTACACCACCGAGGGGCACTACATCGAGAGCATCACGTTCCCGCTCACGCCAGACGGCAAGATGACGGTCCGCACCCGGCAGATCAACATCCTGACGCTGGAGCAGCCGTGGCAGATGGAGCCGGAGCCGGATCCCGAGTACGTCCCGCCGCCCGTGGGCGACATCGAGCCAGGTCCCGACCTGACCCCACCGCTGCAGCCCCCGCCAACATTGGCCCCGGCCACGGCGCTGCTGGACCAGTACCGGTCCGAGATCACGGCCAACCCGAGCTCGTACCCCACCAACGTGAAGTACGGCAAGGTCACCCACATCTCGGACGGCGACACGTTCGACGTGGACATCTTCTCCGACTCGGCGTGCACCAAGCCCAGCACCATCCCGCACCCCAACGGCAAGCACTACGCCTCCATGCGGATCCGGGTCGCCAACATTCAGGCCCCCGAGTCCGGATGGCGGTTCGGCCCTGAGGCCGAGGAGCACCTCCGCAAGCTGATCCGGATCGGCACCCGGACCATGCTGCGCTGGGACGACCTGGTCGAGTCCGACTACGGCGGCGAGCACCGGCTGGTCCTGGAGGCGTACGCCTGGCGGGACCTGGAGAAGGACTGGCGCGCCATCGGCCTGCACATGATCGACGCGGGCTACGCGTTCGCCTTCCCGCGCAAGGACACCCCGCGCAACATCATGAACCGCATCGCCCGGATGAAGCAGGCCGCCTGGTACGGGTACGGGATGTTCGCGGACCCCAGCCCGACGCACGGCTCGTGGAGCATCAACGTGCGGGGCAACCCCGATGGCACGGACACCGGGAAGAACGAGTACGCGGTGCTGCGCAACACCTCGGGGGCTGCCATCAACATCGGTGGCTGGCACTTCGGTGACCCCAGCCCGCTGTCCCGCATGAACATCCCGGCTGGCTTCACGGTCCCAGCAGGCGGCTCGGTGACCATCCGGGTGGGGTCGGGCACCAACACGTCCACCACGCTCTACATGGGTCACTCCGGGGCGCTGTGGAACAACGACGGTGACGTCGCCATCCTGCACGACGCCCAGAACCGGGTGGCCGCCCTCGCACAGTTCCGGGGCACGTACACCGAGCAGATCCTGTGCTCGCCGAAGGTGCGCAGCATCTCGCCGCTGTCGGCCGCCGAAGAGGCGTTCCCCGGAATCGGAGGCTGACATGGGAGCTTCTGGGTTCGACAAGGCCCCGCCGCTGGTGGGCGGCACCATCGCTGGTGTGGTCACCTCGGTGGACCTCGACATGGAGGACTGCACCGTCAAGATTGGCTCTGGCCAGGCTGATGGCGTCACCTGGTACGGGGACCCGCCCAAGGTTGGCGAGGTCGTGCTGCTCACCCACACCGGGTCCCGGCTCATCATCTCTGCTGGCGGCGGGTCGAGCATCGGCGGCGGTGGAGGCACTGGAGGCAGCGGCGGCGTCGAGCAGGTCAATGCGGGCCTCGGCCTCACCATCTCGGGCACCATCGCCCGCCCCGTCCTGAGCGCCAACAAGGCCGAGCTGGGCGAGTGGTTCCCCGACAAGGCAGCCACCGAGGACGGCCTGAGCGTGCTCGACGCCCGGGTGGACGCGCTGCAGCACTCGCTGCTGTTCGCAGGCATCTACGACGCCTCCACCAACCAGATCGCGTCGGTGTCGGCTGCTGCTGTCGCAGGGTGGCCCCTGCCCCCACCCGCTGGGTACTCGGTTGGCGCCAACTTCCTCCAGGTCCCATCGGCTGCGTGGAACAACACCCACTTCTTCATCGTGGGTGAGGAGGGCCTGATCTCCGCTGCGGTGGCCAAGGGCATCACCCAGCTCCCGACCTCTGCGGCGACCGGGGTCACGCACCTGCGCACCGGTGACTGGGTCGTGTCCAATGGCTCGGTATGGGTGCACCTGACCTACTCCAGCCGAATGTTGCTGGCACGCAGCATCGTGGTCGAGGGCGCGGCGGGCTCGACGTGGGCGACGCAGAACACCGTCCAGAAGGCGCTGGACTGGCTGCTCAACAACAAGCTGAACCGCACCGGCCCGGACACGTTCAGCGGCAACCTGACCGTCCAGACCGACACCGGCCTGCGGATCCGCAACTCGGCTGGGCAGTCCGCGCTGCTCAAGGCCCACGCGTCTGTTGGCCAGTTCGCTCTGAGGCTCGAGGACGGGGGCACCCCGCAGTTGACCCCGCTGGCCATCGGGCTGCCCCGCACGGGCGAGGACGCGGCTCGGTGGGACCAGGTCGCCGCCATGCGTGGCGAGTACGCCGTACACATCAGCGACTGGAACAGCGCCGTCGAGAACGGCATCACCTACATGGCAGCGGGCGCTGCGAACGCGCCGTTCGGCGACGGGAACTGGTACATCGGTCGGTGCCTCTCGCACAACCCGGCGTGGAAGATCCAGGAGCTGTACCAGTTCACCAACGGATCGCTTCCTGCTGGCACCCGCGTGGTCCGAACCCTGCTGAACGGGGTGTGGACCGGCTGGCGCATCGCCAACTCGGTGTCGGTGTCTGGGCCGCACGTCATCAGTGACTCGGCGTGGGAAGCCGTCCCGGTGTACGGCCCGAACTGGGGCAACTACAGCCGGGGCATCTGGTGCCATGCGCGCCCCGGCAGTGGTCTGATCAAGCTGACCGTGGCCGGGCACCTGCACATCCAGGCGCCCAAGAACAACTCGGCCACCATCCGTGCCATTGTCTCGGCGGGCTGGAGTGACGGGGCGCCGGTGTCCATCCACAACTCAGCGTGGATCAACAGCCCCCGGTTCACGGTGTCCCGCGAGACGGTCACCGGCTACACCGGGTTCCTCTGTCAGGGGTGGCTCTGGAACAACCCGAACGCCCACCTGTACTTCACGGTGGCCGCCAATGCCGTCTACGTCAACGGCGCCGAGGTTGAGAGCTGGCGCTTCCGGCCCACCCGGTTCACCGCCGAGTACCACCTCGACACCGGTGATCCCGTAGGAGCGACCGCAGGAGCGTGGTGGTCATGACCGAGCAGCCAGTGACCGAGAGCGTCGCCGCCCGGCAGATGCCCGAGGGCGTCCCGTGGGGCTCCTTCATCCCGGACGTGTGGGGCCCAGAGCCCGTGCAGGTGCCTGCCGACTTCTCCGAGGTCGAGGCTCCTCACGACGGCATCGGCACGCTGGACGCGCCTCCGCCGGGCATCACGGTCACGGTACCGGTGGTGATGACCACGCTGGGCGGTGACGACGACCCCGATGATCCACCGGTTGACCTGCGCAATGTTCCCGTGATGGCGCTGCCCGCAGCCACCCCCGACCGGCAGCTCTGGCTGTTGGAGCTCCAGACCCTGGTGGCATCGGCAGCCACCTACGACGACTTCAAGACCGCAGTGGCAGCACTCACCGCAGGAGGGACACCATGATCCGCGTCTATGCCACCTATCAGTTCGCGGACGGCGTCCCGGAGGAGGGAAGGGTCACCTTCCGCCCCTACCTGCCGGGCATCGTCAATGGCGACATCATCACCGAGGCGATCGTCACGGTGGAGCTCGACGACACGGGCTCGTTCGACGTGGAGGTGATCGACTCGGCGGACTGGCAGACCACCGGGTCGATGCCGTACCTCATCACCGAGGAGCTGATCGGGCTCAACCGCACCTGGCTGGCCCAGCTCAGCGGTCCCGAGGTCAACCTGGCCGACCTGCAGCCGCTCACCGAGCCTCCGATGGTTGGCTGGATGCCCAGCTTCGGTGGTGGGGCCGGTGGTGGCCTGCATGTCTCCGGGCATGTGGACACCGTGGACGAGCTGCCCGCCACTGGTGAGCCCGGGGGTGTGTGGCTGGTCGGCTACGACGTCTACGTCTGGAGCAACGGGCAGTGGCGTCGTGTAGGGCGGCTCCAGGGCCCCGCTGGACCGGCAGGCCCTCCCGGAGCACCGGGTACGCCAGGAACGCCCGGAAGGGACGGCGTTGACGGCGCTACCGGAGCTACCGGCGCCACCGGTCCGGCTGGGCCTCCCGGTGAGAAGGGTGAGAAGGGCGACAAGGGCGATCCCGGCGAGCAGGGACCTGCGGGCGCCGACGGTGCCGATGGCCGTGGTGTCAGCATCAAGGGCTCGGTGCCCACTGTTGGCGACCTCCCCGCCACCGGGGTTGAGGGCGACGCGTATCTCGTCGGCACGGACCTGCACGTCTGGACTGGCACTGGTTGGCAGGACGTGGGCCGAATCCAGGGTCCCGCTGGGCCTGCTGGTGCTGCTGGTGCTGCTGGCCCCGCTGGTCCTCCCGGTGAGAAGGGCGATCCGGGCGAGCCTGCAGATCCGGCAAGGTTGGACGCGCTGGACGCCGAGGTGGAGCGACTCCAGACCGAGATCGGTGATCCGCACGCGGTGGCCACGCACACCGACCTCGTCACCTTCGTGGGCGAGATCGACCAGCGGCTCGGTGCTATCGAGCACACCCCCGAGCCTCCGGTGGCCACCAGCACGCTGTTCGTGGACAACTACAGCAACGGCTTCACCCGGGTGACTGCAGGCAGCGTCACTGGCTCCACCAATGTGAGCGTGGCGCTGGCCACGGCTCCGGGGCCTGGCGGTGCGGTGTTCCCCACCCTCGGGGACATCCCCGGCCAGGCAGCGGTGTGGGCCGACTTCGGCGGGTCGCTGGGCAAGGTCAAGACTGCCGATGGCACCGACGTGATGGGGCAGGCGCTCAAGGAGTGGATCCGCAAGGAGGCGGTGCTCACCGTCCACAAGGACACCTCGGACGCTGCCCACCCCAACCTGATCGTCGACCTGGTCACCATCCCGACCCCGGCAGGCACCAGCCTGACCCTGGGGAACCTCGCCAATGTTGTGGACGCCACGGACACGGCCGCCGAGGGCAAGCTGCTCGGCAAGACCGCCAACGGGTGGGAGCCCGTGGACGCTCCTGCAGGCGGTGGCTCGTCCAATGTTGGGGCCCTGGATGACCTCAGCGACGTGGACGTGACTGCCGCAAGCGCCGGGAACGTCCTCACCAAGATGCCCGGCGGACAGTGGATGGGCCGTGCACCGATCACCGCCCTGGACGGGCTGTCGGATGTGGTCGCCCCCAGCACCACCCCGGCAGGCAAGGTGCTCGGCACCACGGCAACTGGTCAGTGGCGGCCGGTGGACCTGCCGACCTCGGGGGGCGCGGGCGCCGTCGCAGCTCTGGACGACCTGACCGACGTGGATGTGGCCAACGCGGTGAACGGAGACGTCCTGATGCGGACGTCCACCGGGTGGGTGGACCGCCCATCGTTGCCGATCGTGGTCAAGGCCACCGAGCCCACGGCTGCTGACTACGGAGAGGCCACCATTCCGAACAATGCGATCTGGATCAAGCGATGAGCATTCTGACCGCGCCCATTCCCGCCGCTGCGGGCGGTGGTGTCGCTGTTGTCGATGTATTTCCGGGATCGCCATATCACCCCGGGGATGCGCACACGTTCTCGATCAGGTCTCCAATCAGCACCGTTTGGCGGCTGGGTGTCGAGGACATCAGCACCGGGCACGTGGTCGATCTTGGACGCGAGGGCACCTTCCGTCTGGGTGATAGCCCGGTCGACGTGTTCATCACGGACCTTTCGCAGAACCCGGCTCCCACGGTGTACCTCGGGCAGATCGTTCCCGGGCACACCCCGGTCACTGTCACGGTCACGGCAGGGATCCCGGGGTCGTTCCACGGTGGGTTGGTTCCTCGGAACTTCATCGACCTGACCAACGGCAACTACGTCGCCTCCCCAACCACGCCTTGGACCGATGGGCAGTACGTGCTGCTCCAGAACGGGACCTCCGCGTACTGGGCCGGGCACGCCTGGAACACTGGGGTTGGGCACGCCACGTCAGGCGGCAGCGGTGGCACCACCCCGCCCCCAACCCCGGTGGCTACGAGTGCTCATGCGGGCACGCCAGGCACGTTCGCCCCCGATGGAGCAGCACCACCTGTGTCCATGTCGGGGATCACACCCGTGCCCAGCGGGCCGTGGAATCCCGGCGAGTACGTCGTCACCGCCACGGGCGCCAAGTACTACTGGGACGGTAAGCAGTGGCAGGCCGGGATCACCCCGGAACCAGATGCCCCTGAGGTACCGACGCTTGCCACCGGGGCTACTGCTGGCTCCCCGGGGGTCTTCACCCCAGACGGGTCGATCATCCCGGACTCCATGTACGGGGTCTCGCCCCATCCAGTCACCCGGTGGTCCTCAGGTCAGTACATCGTGACCTCGACCAACGAGGAGTTCTACTGGAACGGGAAGTCCTGGACCGTTGGGCGCGCCCCCTACGTACCGCCATTCGTGCTGCCCGTCCGAATGATCGGAGCCTGAGATGCCGTCGCTCACTCAATGGCCCAACGTCTGGGAGAACGCACCCAACAGTTACACATGGACCGTTGAGGTCAACAATCCCGGCGTCCCTGTTCCATTCATCAAGAAGGACGGAACAACGCGCTATTGGGGATTCACCAGTTCCCAGGCAGTGGGCAACCGGTACTGCAGCATCAGGCAGGCAGACGGTTCCGGGTATCCGGGCGTGATAGAGCACGACTACCACGGCGGTACGCCACCGAATCGGGGTGAGTACAAGCCACCCGGGGTTGTGCCGACTGGATGGACTGAGTTCACCGTCACTCCCGAGGCCACAGCGACCTACTTCGAGTACCGACGCGATGTGAGCCCTTGGAGCCTTTTGGGCGGGATCGGAACGACTGCGCCTGTTCCCCCCGTGGAGCTTCCGATCGAACCCTCGGTCGGTTTGAGCATGTGGAACGGCACCCAGTTCGAGGACCTGCAGCTCAAGTTCTGGGACCAGGACATCCAGGCGTTCCGGGTGCCGCTGAGCATCCATGTGTGGGACGCGGATCTTCGGGAGTGGGTCCCGGATGAGCCAATCACTGTGATCGGCGAGTACCTGGTGGTCGGGTCCAACACCGCTGATGTGGCAGGCGGCCTCGCCTTCGCAGCGCACTACGTCTACATCAACAAGAGGACCCTCGACGGGACCGACGTGTCCGAGCTCCTCCGGAACAACCTCCGCGAGGGCTCAGTGCTCCACCTGGAGGGAACTCACTACCGCCACCAGATCGGCACATTGACCCCAGACATGGAGACAGCACGTCCTGGTTGGTTCAAGGTGTACATCCCGGAGCTGATCAGCATTGATGAGACGCCCCCGATCGGTACGACCGTCCTGCTGGAGATCGGCGGTTCGGTGGGCACCCCGGACACCCACGTCCAGCCCACCGGGGTGGGCGCGCCCAATGCTCTCGGACAGCGCTTCTTCCTACCTGACAACGCCATCATCCCTGGGAGCTACGACGCTCTCGTCCAGCTCGGATCATTGGGCCAGACCACAGAGTGGGGCACGAGCCAGTTCGTGGCCCTGGCCGACGGGTCCAAGGCGTACTGGGATGGCGACTCCTGGGAGGTTGGGAAGGCACCGCGCCCATCGAACATCCCGCTGGGACTCAGTGTCCTGGACGTTGGCGGAACGGCGGCCACGGAGATCGTCCAGGGACGCACCTACCTGCTCCACTGGGAGGGAACGTGGCCCTCGCCCGGGTACTGGGTGGACATCCGCCCCGAGCATCAGTCCCCGCCGAACACCATCGCTGTCTCGCCGCATGACTTCTACATCGGCAGTCAGTCGCCTATAGATCAGCAGTTCGTTGTAGACAGGGTGGCCGCCAACGCTGCAGAGCTTCGCGTGGTCGACCAGGTGAACCCCCAGATCGTCCATTACTCCGTCCCGGTGGTCTCGGTCCCGGCCACGGGGGCGGTCGCTGGTACTCCGGGCTCGTTCACTCCGGTGTCGTCCGTGCCTCCTGCGAACCTCGCCGCCATGGCTGGGATCACCGCCACGCCAGCTACCGCGTGGACCAATGGCGCGCATGTGGTGCTCGGGGACCACAGCCAGGCATGGTGGAACGGCACGGCCTGGGAGGCGGGTACCGCACCCGTCCCGCCCCCTCCGGCCGAGGGTGGGTGGGAGTTCGACCACGCCGATTGGCAGGTCTGGCGAGGCGTGGTTCCGGATGTGCTGCCAGTGCCAACATTGGCCGAGCAGGGGAGTGTCGGGCCGATCGTTCAGCTCTCGTGGGCCGGTGCACTGCTGATCGATGGCTCGGTGGTGGGGATCGGCCAGTGCGAGGGCATGAAGGCGCCCCCGGGGAGTGCGGTCCGGTTCAACGGGCCCAACCCGCAGTGGTTCGCCAAGGAGTTCACCCTGCTCGCGCCAGACGGCAGCATCAAGATGTTGACCGAGACCGGTGTCGGGGCACACCCGGCACTACCGACATCCCCCCAGGCGCCCCCTGCTCCTCCGTACGTCGCTGTCGGACGAAGCAGGCCCTCCGAGGGAGCCGTGCTTTCTGCCACCGGGGTGTTCTGCTGGAACGGGCAAACCGGATCTGGGAAGGGGATCTCGTCCTTTGGCGGGAACAACTGGGAGGACAGCACAGCACCAGAGGTGCTGTTGGCCGATGGCAATACCGAGCACCAGAAGGACGGCCCGTACCTGCGGCTCTGGGGCGGGTTCCACACCGTCACCTCCGAGCGCGCCGACCACACCCTCAAGTTCCATGCGGGCAACTACGCGGGCACCGATGGCGATGTTGGGATTCCTGCCTCGGGCGCGGACATCAGGTCAGCGTCCAGCATCGGGTCATGGGACAACCACAACGTCACCTTCTACGTGAAGACTGATGGAACGTGTGGGATCTACGGATCCCCTGCCAAGACGGCGCTCGTCACCCTGCCCCCGGGTGGCGGATGGGTGGCGGTGTCCTCGGGGTGGACTGGCGGCCAGACAGCCACGTTCCTGCGCGACGACGGCCACACCGTGACCTCCTCCGAGCGGCCGCTGGTGGCGGTCCCGGTTCAGCGGGCATC